ACGACTTGCGGTATTCCCAGGCAGCCATCAGATTGTCCCGTACATCCTGCCGGTCGATCTCCCGCTGACGTTCGGAGTCTTCAATGATCGAATCGTCAAAGGTGATCGTCACATCCGGCGCCCCGAAGCCCAGCAGATCGGCGATGGCGCTGATCATGCCGCGCAGCGCCGCATCCAGGTTCAGCTCGTGCTTGCGCAGGTTCCGGTACAGATCGGAGTTGTTTGAGATCACCTCTGTCGCGGTCTTGACCTGCCCGTCCTGGAAGGTATAGCGCCGGGTGCCGAAGCCGCACTTCCAGCTGTCCAGGTTCAGCATCATCTGCATACCGCGGTCATGCTCTTCGGCGCGGATCGCCATGTTGTGCTCCTGGATCTTGTTCTCTGCGCCCTGCTCCTGCGGGATCGCATAGAATTCGACATCGTCCTCCTCGAAGATCGGCGTCACGTTGCCATCCTTCTCCATTTCGATCCTGGCCATGCTCACCGGCACGGTGATCCGCTTCTTGCCGAGGCGGAACTCGTTGGCGTAGGAATCATAGACCAGATCGGTCGCTTCCAGCTGATCGAGCGCATTGGCAAAGACCGAGAGCCCGAGCGGGCTGTCCGGCTCCAGATTGTTGGCGATGTTCGGGCTCAGCAGCTGGAAACGCGGGATCTTCGAGCGTGTCTTCACCTCCGGCTCCACGCCGTCCGGAAGATCTGCTTCCTGCAGCGTCATGCCATTTCTGGTGAAGCGGTGATTCTCGATGGTGTAGGTCCCGTCCTCCTCCAGCCTGTGGATGTTCAGGTACACATAGACCGATTTGCCGACCGTCGTTTCCGAGGCGAACGCGCACTCGCTGACCCGGCCGTTGTCCCAGCGCAGCGGATAGATCATTCCGGCCCGGATGTAGTCGATCTTGACCTTCTCCCCGTCCAGGAACTCCACAAAGGCGCCCGTGCCGAGCGCGAAAGCAAGCTCCACCAGCTGATTGCCGCGGCTCCAGAACTGATTATCATGGAGCACCGCTTCGATTTTCTTCTGATGCGCCTGTTCTGCGACCGTGATGCTGACCTTTTCGTTGAGCAGCAGGTTAGCCCAATCCTCCGCGATGGTTTTGGCCATACCGAGTGACTTGCGGGTCCGGCGCACCTTCTTTTTGCCGTTGTACTGCGTGTAGTTGTGCACAGACGGCACCTTCCCGCGATACCAGCGCTGCCACATCTCGATCAGGTTGTAATAGTCATTCCCGCAGCAGGAGAACCCCAGCTGCTGCAGATACTGCGTAATTGCTCTCATCGTTTCATCCCCAAATAGAGAATATCGTGCATGACAGCCTCCATGGAATATTCCATCGAGTCCAGACTGTCGATATTGGTTGTGCCGTTGTCGAGGCGTACATCCCGTGTCTTTTCCTTCGGGTCATAGACGGCCTCGCGCATGGCCTTGATCGTGTTCGTGCAGCCGCTGAAGATCCGGAACCGGCCCTGGGCGACCATGCTGTTGACAAAGGCGATCCGGTCGTTGATAGGCCCCTTGATCGCGTTCTTAACCTCGATCCCGAGGCGATCCCGCGCTGCCGCGATGCGCAGGCCCTGAATCATCGTCTGTTCGGCAGAGTCGCACCAAGCTTCGTAGACGCGGAACCGCGCTTTTGCCCGGCGGCAAAACGCCACGAAAGCAGCCTCCAGCTGCGCAGGGCTCAGAATGCCGCCCTTCGTGTTGTCGTGGTAGTATTCATCCAGGATCACAACCTGGTCAAATCCCGGCGTAAAGCCGGTCAGCGTGAAACTGTGCGCCGATTTTGTCCCGCCGAAGTCCACGCCGATCACCGCATGATGGATCGGCGGCAGCGCGGAAACCGTGTAGGACGCCGTATCATCGGCAAACTGCGCATAGACCAGGCCTTCGGTCATCGCCCATTCGCCCTGGATAAACCGCCGGTAGAACACGCCGGAATACATCCTGGCGTACATCGCCCGGGTCTTCGGCGAGAGCGACAGGTTGTCCTCCATGAGGAAATGCAGATGATAGATGTGCTTTTCCTCTGCCTTGTCAATCAGATCCGCCTTGACGAAATGAGCCGGGTTTTCCGGGTTGCAGTTGAGCCAGATCTTCGCCCCGTCCACAGAGCAGCGGCCAATCATCTGCTCGATGAAGCTGCGCGGAAACAGCGCCGCTTCGTCCGCCAGCGCGCCGGCCGCCGTCAGGCCCTGGAGTCGGTCCTGGCTGCGCTCATTGTGCGCGTCGTAGAGATAGTAGACGTTCGAGCCGATCTCGATGCGCGCTTCGTCCCCGGACGAAACATAGAGATACGGCAGCCCCCAGGCTGAGAGGATCTGCAGCATCGGTGCAATGACATTCTTTTTCAGAGCACCGATGGTCTTCCCTGCCAGGATAAAGATTTCTCCCTGAAAGGTAGCCAAACTCCACTGCAGAAAGCCGCAGATCATGGCAACCGTCTTCCCCGATCGGATCGCGCCGTCGGCGATCACCATGTCGCGCCTACGGTACGGGCTGCCCTCCATCCACCAGCTGAGCAGCTGCCGCTGCTTCCTGGAGAACGGCCGGAACGAAAAATTCTTAGTCCTCTTCACGGAAAAAACCTTCAACGGTCTTGACGTCCGGCGTCACTGCTTCAAGGAACTCCTGGATCTTCGCGTCATCGGAGTTGAGCTCCGCAGCGACCTTCGTGGAGTAGCCGTGCTTGGACATCCACAGCCCTGCAAGCTGCGTCGGGATCTGGCCGGTCTCAAACTTCCGCCGGGCGTCGACCTCGCACTCCTCGCGCATGCGCGTTACGATGTCCGAATACCTCTTGTTGTCTCTGTAACTCGCGTAAAAGGCCGAGCGCGCCAGCCCAACCCAGACGCAAAAGCCCTCGATCGTGTAGGTGATCGGCTTTTTCAGCTCTGCCGAAACGAATTCGCTGTTTTTCGCCGAGAAATCATGGCACAGAACCGTCTGGTTGTCGCACCAAACCTTGTACGCCTCCCATTTTTCCTGCAGCTCAGTTCTGCTGAACTTTTTCGGTCGCCCCATGATCCTCACCTCCGGGCAGACAAAGACCGCCGCGGTTTCCCGTGACGGTCTGTTTTGCAAATTTTCATGCTACCATGATAGCACGGAAAACCCGGATTGTCTATTGCGTCAAATTCGCATTTTTTATGCAGTATATTTGAATACTGCCTATGTGCTCAGGCAGCCGTACAGAAGCAACGCGAATCGGCGGAGCGCTCTGTCCTTGCGGCGGTACAAACTCGACATGTCCGTCAGCCCCAGCTCGCCGCAGAGCAGATCCAGGCCGCCGCGTTGCCGGTGCATGTAGAATCGGTCGAGGATCAGACGCTCTTCCGGTGTCAGCTCTGCAAGCGCAGCCTCGACGCGGGCAATCCAGATCTGCGTATCCCTTGCCGCGCGCTCCAGTTCCGTCCGGGTGACGATGTTGCTGATCAGCCGATCCTCCCTCGCCGAGATGCTGCTGCCCTTGACCGGCGCACCGTCGGCGGAAGCGCTGCGAATGCTGTCGGCCTCCGATTTGAGCCGCGCGATTTCCATGGCCGTGCTCTCGATGCTCTTTTTCCGGTCCGGATACTCCCGCAGCGTCTCCGCGGTTTCCCGCTTCCAGTCAATCATTGTCTCATCTCCTTTTGCTTTGTTCTTTGATTCCCAGCCTGCTCAGGATTTTTGCCTTGCTGACTTTGGTCTTGCTCCAATCTCCAGCAGTCAGTGTTGCGCCGGTAGAATTGAAGTCGATCATCCAAAAGCCAGGGACATCAACCAGAGTATGCCCGTTCGGTGTGCTAAACGTATTCTGCACAAAGGCAGCAAACTTGAGTTCTCGTTCTTCCGGGTCCTTGGTCCGGCAGTAAAACCGGAAATCGTCTTCGATTTCCTTCGCTACAATTTCTACGACATCCGGCCCGTCGCCCATTTCCTGGAATAGGTTCAGCTGGCCGATCACCGTTTCGCCCTCAGCTCTTTCTCCGCTTCCTCGCGGGTGAGAAAGACGGTTTTGCCGAAGTCTTGCGGTTCAAAATCATAGCAGCTTCCTGCTCCGTGCCCTTCGATCACTTCGACCGTGACGGTCCCACATGCCACAACAGGCGCATCCTTTCTGCCGGCCTTATGCTTATTGATATATAGCGATTCCAG